TCGGTTGATCGCCGATACCCTTTCCTTGTCGGCGGCCCGGTACGCTTTGGCCCGAGCGGCTTCGCAAGCGCGGCACCAACTTTTGACGCCGTTTTTTGCCACACCGTGGGGGCCAAACTCTTCGCGTGGTTTTTCCTCCCCGCACGCCTTGCAGGTTTTGATCGGAGCAAGTCGTTTGTCGCGCATGGCGGTCAGTGTATGAAGGGTATGTCCAGACACGGACACGCAACAAAAAAGGGCACCCGTTGCGCGGGTGCCCCTTCGATGCAATCAGCGACCGCCGATCAGGCCAGGTCGGCCTTTTCGCTGTGGGCCTGGATGAAGGTTTTGTCCTCACCCTTGCTCAGTTGCGACAGCGCTTTAGGCTGCGGGCGCGAGGGCTTGGCAGCACTCACGACCTTGGCCGCTTCAACGCTCTCGGCTTTCACAAACCAAGAGCCTTTGAAGTCGTCAGCCACTTCCAGCTGGTCACCCACGCGAACGCGGGCACCGTTATGGAAGGCTGGCTTGATGGCGGTTACCTTCATGCCAGGCTCCTATTACAGCTGGAACGGCGCGTCGAACGACTTCCAGGTCGCCGGGGCGTTGGTCAGGAAGGCGTTGATCTTGCCTGCCGTCAACGCGGCGGTGCCGACGTTCTGCAGGATGCCCAAGTAGCGCTCGTACTGGCCCTTGGGCAGTGCGACCACAAAGGCTGTGTAGCCTGCCACCAGGGTGGCTTTGGCGATCGCAGCCGACTTGGCGTGCACGGTGGCGCTGCCGTCGACCGCGATGGCGGCCTGGGCGTCGGAGGCGAGCTGGAACTCCACGGTGGCGCTGCCACCCGAAGTCACGGCGGTGTCGACCGTCACGACCAGGTACATGCCTTCAACGTCGTTGACGCCGTCGGTGCCCAAGTCGATCACGTCGCCCACCAGGGCCAAGCCGGTGGCGGCGGTGCTGAGTGCCGTGGCATCAGCGAATTCATTGCGTTCGTCGAGAATCATTTTGATGTCCTTCCAAAGGGATTGAGGGTTAGCCGGGGAAGGGTCGGGGATGAGCCCCGACCCTCGCCTCGTCTTAGACCACGCGGGTTTCGGTGTTGACCAGGGCGTCGGTGCGACGCACGGGGATGTCGTCGAACGTCATCACGCGCTTGCCTTCGACGGTCTCCCACGACAGGTTGTTGGAGGTGCGCTCCAAGATGCCCAGGCGCAGGTTCTCGCGGATGTTGCGTGGCACGTAGAACGCGGCACGGCCCTTGCCCAAGGCAGGGATGCGCTCGGTGGCCTTGATCATGGCGGTGATCAGCGCCTTCTGTGCGGTGATCGCACCGGCATCGCCTGCGTTCAACACGCTGAAGTCGATGTTGGCGATGCGCACGAAGTAGCGCCAGTCACGGATGGTCAAGCCGCAGTCCCAGCGGTAGTGGGTGCGGTAGCCTTCCATGCGGCCGCCCGCGCCATCGACGTTCTCGATGGTGACCTGGCCCTTGTCGGTCATCTGCAGACCACCGATGGAGCCCTTGGGGTAGATGCCGTGGCCGGTGTTGGGACCCCACACGCACAACCAGATCGACATGTTGTCGGAGCCGGTGCCGCCGAAGTCGATGATGTTGTCGGAGTTCTGCGCGGACAACGAGTTGAAGCGCGGAGCGAGGCCTGTGAAGGCTTCAGGCTCGGAGCCTTCGTTGCCGTAGAACAGCGTGGAGGCCATCTCCTGGCTCATGCCTTCGATGTGGGCGGCGTCCTCAGACAAGCGGAACGCAGCGCTGTTGCCGTTCAAATCGGCCAGGGCCTTGTCGACTTCAGCGTAGGCCTCGAGCATACCGGCCGAGTCGGTCACCTGGGCGGTGGTCGACTTGGTGGGCTGCACGCCGCCGTAGAGCTTGCGCCAGGTCGGAGTGGGCAGGCCGGTGCGGATGGTGGTGCGGTGGCCGGTGGGCAGGTTGCCTTCGACGAACGACATGTCCTGCAACACGTCGTTGGACGCGTTCAGGATCTCGACGATCGAGGCGATCTTGCCATCGGGGTCCAGACGCTTGGAGACGTCCAGGAGAGTGGGGTTGTTTGCGGCGAGGGTAGCCATGGTGTGCCTTTCAGTTCATGTTGGGAAACAGTTTTTTGGCCATGTCGGTCTCGGCTCCTTTGGGGCTGCCGGTCACGAAACGGTCTTCGCTGATCGCTTTGCCGACCTTGAACGCCAGCTTCACGACTTCGGGGTGGTTGCCCAGCCCGGTGCTGTTCAACAGCGCCTTCAACTCAGGGGAGCCGAAGGTGTCGATGGCTTTGCGTGCGATGCCCAGGTTCTGATCGAGCTTGTCGCCACCGATCTCTTTGTCGGTCTTGACCTGCTCGGTCCAAGTTTCGACGAGCTGGGCGTGCGCTTCTGCCTGACGGGTGGCCATCTTGGCCCCGATGTCAGCCAGCTTTTGCGCCGCGGCCTGGTCGAGCTTGAGCTCCTTGGCAATCGCGGTGAACTCCTCGGCAGCTGCCGAGTCGAGCTGAACGCCGTCGGGCATCTTGAGCTCGTACGACTCGGGCACCACGGGTTCCGTGGGTTTCGGGTCGGTCGTGCTTGCAGTGGTCGACGTTGCCGTCGTGTCCACCATGCCTGCGGTGCTCGCAGCCGTGCTATCAGTCGTTGTCGGTTCCCCAGCGTCGGTGGAAGGTGTGCTGGTTGCCGCAGTCGTATCAGTCATCTTTGGTCTTTCCGTACTCTTTGAGCACTTTCATGAACCCGTCGGGCGCGGCTTCGAGGAACTCAGCCGTGAGAAACAGGCCGATGTGTCGCTTGCCTTCGTTGAACGCCATGACGCTGCCGCTATGGTTGAACGAGGACCGATACACGCCCGCCTCTTCCAGCAGTCGCATCGAGATGCGGCGACCTTGGGGGTGACCGAGCAACCACCGAAGATCCTCGAGTTCCTTGCGCCTGAGCTCGCGCGCCCCCAGCTCTTCGCTTTCGGCCTCGCGTTCTTGACGTCGCAGATCTGTTGGGTCGTTGATAGTTGCCACGCGGCGATAGTAGTGCCGCGCGTTTAGCTCACGGATACGATCAGGTGACCGTGGCGATCTCTTTGACGGTCAGCAGCAGTGAGGGAGAGACGGGCTTGCCCGTTTCTGCAGCGTGGTACGCGATGGTGATGTCGGCGGTGTCCCCCGCCCACATGATCTGCACGTAGTCGCCCGCGTTGAGCGCCAGCCAGAAATTCTGCGAAGGGATGAGCGCGCCCGGCGTGCTGCCGTGCTTGGGTGGCACGCTGTAGATGAACCGGCTGTTGGGGATGTCCGCGCCGTTGAGGCGGCCCCACAGCTCAAACGTGTGCGCTTGGCTGTCCTCGTTGTGGATGTGCGTCGAAAGCTGGAACTCGTAAATCCCGGCCCGATCGACGTAGATCTTGGAGCTGTCAACCCGGCTCACCCCCCGGCTCAGGGCCTGGGTGCCGAACGTCATGGCCACCGCGCCCGAGCCGTCGGTCTGGGTGCTGGTGTCGAAGAACAGGCCCAGGTGCGGAGCCCGGGCAAAAAAGAACTCGCTGCCGTCCGGGTCGCGCACCCCGACGATGTCGTCGGTGGTGTCGTCGTACAGGAACGCGGAACCGTGGCGGAGTTTGGCCATGTCAGTCAGTCTTAAGTTTTGGCCGGGTCCTCGGCGGCGCGCGCCTCGACCTCGTAGGGGTTGTTGCGGTAGCCGTAGCGCAGCAGCCACCAGCTGTAGCGCAGCGCAAAACGCACGCGCCCGTCGCGCTCGATCTGCTGCAGGTGGCACAGCTCGTGGCGGATCAAGCGGGCGTCGTGTTCGTAGCCTGGCAGCACGTAGACCGCGCGCCAGAACGAGGCCCAGCCCTCGAACCCGCAGCGGCGCATGTACCAGGCGATCAGGCCGGTGGCGGTGCGTACGGGCATGGGGTTCCTTTACATCGGTGCGGGGCTGACATTGCTGTAGCCCTGCAACGAGGTGAGCACGTCCTGCAGGTTGCCGGTGTCGATCTCGCTCGCGGTCTTGGCCGACTCCACCACCTGGGGGGCGGTGGCGGCGGCTTGCTGGGCCTGCATCGCGGCGGCGCGCTGCTGGCGCAGGGCGGCGACCTCGCTGTCGGGCACGATGATCTTCGGGTTGACGCCGTAGGCATCGCCGTAGTCGTCGACGATCTGGTCGAAGTTGAGCTTGTCCAGCACGTCGGGGCGCACGGCGGCCATCTGGCTGACGGTGCCGAGCAGTCGGTCCATGCCTTGCGTGGCGACCGCACGCTGCGCCTGGGCCAGCACCGAGATGAACTCGACACTGAGCTCCATGCCCTCGAGCTCGGGCGGGGCCTCGGGCAGGATGCCGGCACGGGCCGCGTAGTCGAACGCGGTGTCGATCAGCGGGCTCAGGAGCTCGTTGTGCAGGCGCTCGAGCACGGGGCCGAGCATCAGCAGCTTTTCCTCGTGGCGCTCGGCGACCTCGGTGGCAGTGATGCCAGAGCGGGTGTCGTTGGCCAGCATGAGAAACAGGTCGGCGTAGTAGGCGCTGCGGATGCGCTCGCGCACGTCAACGATGTCTTCGCGCAAATGCTGCAGGTTCAGGTTGACGTCGAACGCCGAGCGCACGCCTTGGTTGGGGCCCATGCTGTCGACGTAGAACACGCCGCCCGGCAGGCGGGCCTTGGCCGCTTCCTTGTACTTGGTGGGCACTTGCAGGGGCGGGTTGACCTGGTAGTCGATCGCCTGGCCCTTGCGCAGCTGCTGGTGCTGCAGCTGCTTGACATCGCCCAGGCACTCCATGCCGGGGCTGGTGCCGTACACGTCGTTGCCGGTGACGACCCAACGCGGGGCCAGCACCGGGAAGCGATCGAAGCCTGACTCGGACAGGAACTTGTCGTTCTGGTCCTTGCCGGGCTCGAGGTAGCAGGAGGCAAAGCGCATGTTCTTGCCATCGCGCTTGCTGTAGTCGCGCTCCTTGCGCGGCTCGACGATGTGGATCACGTCGACCCACGCGTCGTAGTTGGCGCGGTCCCAGAGGTTGCGCACGGTGGCGCTGCAGTTCTCTTTGCCGAACTGCTCGACCATCTGCGCGACCGTCAGCTGGAACTCGCGCACCAGTGTGTCGACCTCGCCCTTGCTGTTGGTGGCGAGTGCGTACTCGCCGATCGTCAGCGGGTAGTGGTGGATGACGTTGTCGAAGTCGGG